CCGGCGCGATTGAGATATTATTTATCTCGCTCACATCTTAAGTATAGCAATTTGATATACACTTGTCAACTCTTTTTTATTATTTTTTATATTATTTTTTATAACACACGCAAAACCGCAACAGCAGCAAAGTTGAGCGAATAAAAAAAGTAAAAAAAAATGGGCTCTCTGGTAGAAAGCCCGTGTTGCGATAAAAATTTGTTGTTGCAAAACACTCGTTTTTACTTTTAGATGTTTAAGAGCCGTTTAGATTTACACCATTCTCAAACATGAGTCTCTATATAGTAGAAAGTCTATCAATTAGCACTTCTGTAAAAAACGCCCTCGCATCTTCAACGCTTGTTAAAATATATTTTTCCGTACAACAAAAAACCCGCTACTAGAGCGGGCTATAAAGAGAGAATTATGGTCTTTAGGTAAAGTGTGTTTGACAATGGCCACAGACAATATCGCCGTCAATGAGCCACAGCGCACCGCCGCAAAGCGGGCAAGGCTCGTTTAAATTCGCTTTGTTTTTTATCGGTTTGTTTTTCAAACTTTACTTACCAAAAAGATAGTGTGTACATATAATGCCAGATATTTTAGAAACATTCAATCAAAAATTTTGAGTCGAGTGCAACGTAAACACCGGCAGCATTTCGGCCCCACCTTGCGCCACCTTTTTCTTTTGTAACTCTCCGAACGTCCAAATGGATCCCCGGGTTGTTCCAGTAGGGATACAAACCTATACCGCCGAACAGCAAACTTTTTTCTGCCGCTAAGAATTGGTCTATGAGAGGAATACCAACAAAATGCCCGTCTACAGCCAAGCCCTTGCCGTGTGTGCCCTCATCACCACCACGGTATGAACTATGTACAATGAACGGGTGCCCTACTTTTGCACGTAGAGCGTCTAAAGCATATATGATTTCCGGACTCATAAGCTCCGGGGAAACAAATTCTGACGGCAGAAAAAAGATTACATTATCCCAATTTATATTCATTTCTTCACCTCAATTTTCGACGGCGGTGCACCACCATTTCTTGTACAGTCTTGCAACCAAGTTGCGTTCTCTTTGTTTATGCACGGCAAAGCGGAGATGGTTTGTATAACCTTATGCTGCTGCTTATCTAGCTTTTTAACTTGAGTGATATACGAGTTGACACGCAGCACTACAATGAAAATAAGGACAACTGCCGCGATTAGAAGTAGTTGCCCCTGAGTAAGTTGGTCTAAAAAAGTTTTAAGAACAAAACTTTCCACTTTTATTTTTTCCTTTTAATCTCGTAAAGTTCGTATTCTAAGCGTGCCCAAGTTCCGATTACGGCTATAATAAGAACGGCTCCTCCAAGTATTTCCATTTTAAAACCTCCAGTGTATTCCGATTTGTTTCTTGAAACTATCTTTGATTACATATACAAAAGTGTCAGGCGCAACGGGCTTTATAACAAGCCCGAATTGCTGACCTTTTACTTTTCCGAAGGGTTTTCTAATTTCGTGCCGTCCTTTTCTTTCATCGCAAGATACCAAGCTGCCAACTCTTTTACCGCTTTTAACTTGTCATTTTTCCAAGCTTTTTCAAACTCTGAAAGTTTAAGGAGGTAAGTCTGTGCTTTAGCTACCGACGACATCGGGTATTTTTTCGCGTAGGCCTCGACGCCTTCAAAGACAAGCTTGTATGAGGCATCGGAGTAAGGCTTAACGTTATCCCAGCCGTCTTGTTGCGGTTTGGCGGCCATATAGTTTATGAGCCTGTGCCCGCAGTAAGCGATTATTATTGACCAAATTATTAGTAAGTTCTGATTTGCCGTGATGAAGTTCATAACTTTGCTGATAATTTCCATATTCATAATAAGCCTCCTTGTTTAATGTTCGTGTTTAGTTTTAGTAATTAGGTGCAGATGTTTGATTTGCCGTGATAAAATTGAGAATATTTTCCATTGTTTAAGCTCCTTTTGTAAGCGGTTTTGCGTGGCTGATAAAGCCGGTAAATCTCGCTGAATAAATATCACCTGTAACGAATATTTTTCTGTCCTCGCCTTCTTCGCATTGTATAGTAATTGTCGTTGGCTCCTCTGCCTCCTCAATCTGTATTTCTGCCATATCGTAGGCATCATAGCTTGTGCCGTTAACCGTGAAGTTTACGGATAGTTGTATGTTCACTGTTCCGCCCTTGCTCGCTATATAAGCGGTTGTCGGTGTCGGTTCGGGTAGTTCAAAAGTTGTTTCAAGTTCGTCCATTCGTGTACTCCTTTAAAATTTATTAAAATACGCCGACAATAGCGGCCAGTCTCTTAACTCTAAGTCGATTATTGCAGGGTCGTAGATACCGATGTTTGGAGAGTTATGCGGCGTTAACATCACCTTGCCATTCGGCAACAGGGTACCGCCCCTGAAAGCACCCTCGACCTTTCCGTGTGCTGGGCCGTCGGCGTAAGTATTGGCGACGGGGTCGTATATGCCAATGTTTGGGGAGACGTACGGTGTAAGCAGCACCTTGCCATTAGGCAACAGGATACTACCCCAGAAAGCGTTCGTGCCTCTCCCGTGTGCTGGGCCGTTGGTGTAGGTGTTATTGATGGGGTCGTATATGCCGATGTTTGCAGACTTGTACGGTGTCAGCATCACCTTCCCATTCGGCATTAGTGTACTACCAGCGAAAGCACCACTGCCCTTCCCGTGTGCTGGGCCGTTGGTGTACGAGTTATCGCTGGGGTCGTAGATACCGATGTTTGGAGAGTTATGCGGCGTTAACATCACCTTGCCATTCGGCATCAGGACGCTGCCACGGAAAGGGTACGCGCCCTTCCCGTGTGCTGGGCCGTTGGTGTAGGTGTTATTGATGGGGTCGTAGATACCGATGTTTGCCGAAGCGTACGGTGTCAGCATCACCTTCCCATTCGGCATCAAGACACTGCCGGAGAAAGCGTCGAGACCTTTCCCGTGTGCGGGGCCGTTGGTGTACGAGTTATCGCTGGGGTCGTAGATACCGATGTTTGTGGAGGATATTGGCGACAGCATCACCTTGCCATTTGGCATCAGGGTACTACCTAAGAAAGCGTAATTGCCCCTTCCGTGTGCTGGGCCGTTGGTGTAGGTGTTAGCGATGGGGTCGTAGATACCGATGTTTCCATTTAGGGAAAAGGGTGCCAGCATCACCTTGCCATTCGGCAGCAGGGTGCTGCCATTGAAAGCACCCTCGACCTTTCCGTGTGCTGGGCCGTCGGTATAGGTGGCTATTCCAACGCTATAACTCGCGTTAATCCACTCGAAAATATGCGGTGTCGTAAGCTCTGATGGCATCGTGATTAGCTTCACAATGTCCACGGCAGCCGAAGCGGGGTACTGCTCAAACTCGGAACAACTGAATAGGTCGAGCGAAGTTTTTAGTGAATCAAGAATAACGTTTCGGTACTCTTGAAATTGCACCAAGCTCATATCTCGGTATATTGAGAGTGCGTCTTTTATCTGTGCTAATGCTGCTTGACGCACGGCATCGTAGGGTTCAAAGACAACTCTGGGTGTAGCCGCTTGTGCAGTTAAAAGACTGAACACAAGCAGGATTGTTAATATTAGTTTCTTCATCGGCCACCCTCCAACAGTACAATTCCAACTTCTTCAGCTGATATAAAGTACAAGGGCACGTCTTTGGGCACTTCAATGTACAGGGTATCGTTAATCGGCAAACCTGTTTCAACTGTTATAGTGTTTTCAAAGCCTAAGTATATAGGTTTGAATGCGTCTCTATTTTTGATTGCGACAAAGCGTCTGTTATCTGATGTCAGCTGTGATGTGAATGTACTAATCGTGCTTGTAACGCTTGCTACGGACACTTTCCACTCCGATATATTGCTAATATTTGCTGCGATAGACGCGATATTTTCAGAATCCGCCCCCCCGATGGATACCGGCAAGGGGTACGATTGACTGACGTAATTACCCGCATCGTCGGCCATTAACCGAGGTGTTGACGGTGATGGAATGCCCTGTGCATAGGCGGTACAAGCAAAAAGAACGAGAAACAAAACAAGAAACTTTTTCATAAAAAACTCCTTAAATTGATAAAACCGTGTACACTTCGCCCGTGGGCTTTGCGTACAGAGAGCCAACAACGGCATCATCAGCTAATGCCGCGGCGTTATCAGCGTACACGGGCAAGTTAGCGTTTGTACCGTCGGCAAGCAGTGCAAGTAGCAGATTCGCCTTTAATTCGGCAAAAAATGGTAAGTCTATCTCACTGCCGGGTGCGTTTGTAACAATAGAATCCAGTTCGGTAGTGTCCATATTTTACTCCTCAATCAATATATTATCAATGTCAAAAACCATTTCTGTCCAGCCTACAAGCGGGAAGTTATCAGCGTCTCCAAGTTCGTTATCGTCTAAAATCGTTGTACTAACTAAATTGCCAAGTTCGTACATTTCTTTATAAATTTCCCACTTGTCAACATTGTACCGCACTTTATAAAGCGTATCAGCATCGAATGTACAAATATGCGTGTACGACTCGCCCGATACAGCTGCTAGTCTTATCCCGGAGGAGAAGTCGCCGTCCCTGAAAAATAAAATATCGTTAGCGGCCGCCATTGTCGTTCCAAAGGTTCCCTCTGTTAGCTTGTAAAATCTCTTGTCGTTTTGATTTTCTACATTGACAAGTGTACCGTACCGAGGTGCAAGAGAAGAGATAGGCGACATCAATTCAGAGCCGTACTGTACAGTTGGTGATACTGTACCCATCACAACAGTCCATTTTTTTTCGTCGTCGTCATAAATCAAACCCGCAAGTGTTTTGACTTCAAATAGCTCAATCGGTGAAGATTGTGTTTTAACAACTTCTCGTATCGAATAGTAGGCGGCAAAATTCTCAAATCCCAAAGGCGGCAGAAACTTAAAAAGTCTAAAATCGCCCAAGCCGTCAGTTTTCATTAAAAAAGTGTTCTCTGCGAGCTGATACGGCTCAAAAACTGCAGAAGTTAGTACAATATCAACTTTTCCCGTGTCAAGCTCTGTACCCTCAACTTTAATTTCAAAGTCGTACACGTTGCCGTTTGTCATAAGCCCAAAATTCAAAGCGTTATTATAGCCGTCAATGCGTTGCCAAGCGTCTGTACCGACTCTGCCAAGTACCCTGCCATTGTCAAGCGCATTAGAGCCATTCGCACGTGCCAACCCGTCAGGTTCCCCCGTGATATTGCCACTTATAAAGTCTGCTCGCTGTGCAAAAAGTTGGTGATTTGTTACCAAGTTTTCGGTACAAACATATTTAAGCGAAATAACTGTGTCAGGCTTAATCTTGAGTGATTGAATCTCGATATTTGAATCATTAAGAATCTTCATTATAAAAGAACCTCCGCACCGATCTTATCGCAAGTAAAGTTAAGCGTCAAAGCAGTATCGCGGTAAAAACTATAGCTTCTCTTTTGCCCACCCGTCTCCGCTGCCGTTGCAATTAAATCGCCTTTTGCAGGCAAGGTCGGTGATACTGCTACTTTCAGGCTTGCGGATAGAAGATATATTGTACCGCTTGGTTTGCCGTCTACACCGAACATAATCCCGGCAGTTGATATTTTCATTTGAGCTGTAATATCGCCAATCTGCAAATCATCTTCAACGCGGGGTACAGTTATCACCCCGTTAAAGCTGTCTAAGGTGATGTTTTTGTTGTACGGAGTAAGCCCAGCAAGGGCAGAGTACATAATTTCTGTACCGTCAACCGTTATGCTTCGGCTTATCGACGGCGATTTTAAGCGCGTCCAAGTCTGTGCAAAACTGACCATTTCAATCGGCGACAAGTCTATAAGCCTTTCATATACAGTGGTTCCGTTTGTGTACGTTAGTCTAATGCGGTTAGGTAGCGGTATTGAGTCGATTATTAAAAGTCCATCTTCCGCCGTTTCGGTTTTTATGATAGAATAATCTATAAATTTACCTGTGCCGGGATTGTACTCTCCGTAAGCCACAGAAACGCTAACAGATCCGCCAATAATAGCCCCTGTTTCGTCCGCAATAGGCACGGAAAAATATCCATCTGCGTACGCGCCGTTGATTTGTGTACCAGTTTCTTTTACGCTTAAAAAGCCGCAAACTAACATCATACGTACATCAACACAGACTACATCGCCAATCGCAAAATCGGCAAAGGTAAGCCCCAAGTTATGGTACATACCACAGAGATAATTTTTATCGTCGATTTTGACGTTAAAAGCACCATCTCCGACCGATGTTATTGTACCTGCTTTATATATCTGCTTTTCTTTTCCCGCTTGCTTAGCTATAATAGCGGCCATACTTTGCCACATCGACTGTCGTAAGTCTTCGGCTACCGCTGTACTAACCGGAAACGATAGTACCCCGTTAAGCGGCATTTCGAGCGGGTAAATACCGTACAATTCTCCGACTTGGATTATATTTACTTCCGATTTCCCGGGTAATTCAAAGTGGGGTAAAAGATTGTAGGCGGTTATGTACTTGCCGCCCAGCTTAGCGATTGCGATGTACCGACCGTCATCAAGCTTTGATGATACTTTTCCGTATGTTGTAATCACAGTAAACTCACCTCTGAAAGCCAAGTTTGAGCGTTTCCGTGTGCAAAGTGATGCTGCAGACGGTTTACTTTCGCTGTTGCCGAAGTGATACCAAGTCGTACACTAGAAAAACTTATTAAATCGCCAACTTGCAAAAATGGATTTAAAACCATTTGTACCGAGACCCTGCCCCTTAACCCCACAGATAATAAAGCTTCTGCGGCAGCAACGTTGGACTCAATCGGTAATTCGGGGTCGCCATATGTTGTACTGTACCTTAAAACGCCCCTTGCGGCTACGTCTGCCGCATCTTGTACAACCTGCGTTACTAACTCGCCGTCGTCGTCTAAGCCCCAAGCCGTGATTGTGTTAAAAGTGCTTTGTGCGCCTACTGAACGCGTTATACTTCCCGTATTATTGTCTGAAACAGTGAATACCGCCGGGGTTTCAACTTCTTCGCCTGATTGATTATCGATTTTTAATCCTCCGGCTGCACGCTCTTCAACAATCGCGGTACCGAGCGTTATACTGTTTATCAGCTCGCCGATTGAAGTTTCTTGCGCCCCGCCATACGGTTTGTCCGACAACATCATAACAAGCCCCTGAGTCTTTGAAAAACTACCGGTTGACTTTAACGCATCGTTAATCGCTCTGAAAGCAGTTAAGCGGTTAGGCGCGTTGTACGATTTGTTTAAAATGCTAACAGATGCAGGACGACAACTTAAAGATATTGAGCCGCCCGAGGCACCTTGCGACTCTGAATAGCTTTCTATTGTACCGGTGAACACGTCTACATCATAGCTAGAAGTGCCAATCATCATGTTTATAGTGATTGTTAAAATCTTATTTGAAGGGCGCAAAAGGTCTTGGTAAGTCGTTTGACTGATGCCCCATTTATCAGTATCACGCACAGTAAGCATAGCATTTCCGGAGCCATTTATATTCGCCGAAATTTGAAAATTAACAACTTCGCCGATCGGAATATCTTGTACACCGTCGTTTATTTTTGCTGTCGCTGAATAGCTTATGGGGCGGTTCTCGACAAAAACACCGTCAATATTTGAACGGCCAAAGTCGACAGATACGGGCAAGTGATTAAGCTTTAAGCCCGCAAGAGCGCCACCAACGCGCATTACACCGCCTACACCGCCGATTATCATTACAGCACCTCATTTATAAATGTTATCTCAAATGCTGCGTTGGTGCTGTTCTCGGTTACTTTTGCAGCTGATATAAGTACAACACAAACAGTGAACCGTCTGCCACGGTGCACAAGCAACCACTCGTTGTATTCGCTGTTACAGATGTTTTCAAGCTTTTTAAAATCTTCATTCTGTAAAATTCTTTGGAACCGGGCTTGTTTGCCTGCGATTGTACGATTAAAAACGCTGACTTGTGCCCCGCCGCTTATAGTCGTCGAAATTGATACAGTTTTTGTAACTGTTAAATCAAGCGGTACCCCGCTTATAAGCAGTTTATAAGCCTCTATATCCGATAAGTTGGTGATGTACGCAGGTAACGGTGAAATTGAAAACATAGTACCCCCTTAGCGTGCAGTTGTGATAGCCATTATCGGCGGTATTGCTTGTCCAGCCATAGTTTGTACCATAAAGTTAAACAAGAACTCACCCAAGTTTTGAAATTCTGCCGGCCAATTTACAGCACGTCCGACTTCGATAAGCCGTTCTTGTGCTGTCTTTTGCGCGTCTTTTGTAGCTCTATCCGCTAAGCCCGTGCTTATCTTGTCTGTACTGAAATCACTATTTATTCTGTCGCTCAATACTTGCTGGTATTGTACTGCAAACTCGTCAATTTTCGATTCGTCTAAAATTAGTTCCGGTATCACTTCAAACTTCATAGCGCCTTCGTCACCGCCAAAAGATGGGAGCCACTGTACAATTCTGTCGTACACTCGTTCAAAGGCTGCGGGAATTGTTGCGATTGAGTCAATGACAAGAGACACAGCGTCACCGATTTTTGTTAAAACCTCTAAAAGAACATCAAACATATCGATGGTAGTCCAAATGAATGTTTTAGATATTACTTCTAAATCTGTAGCCCAGCCGGGAATTTCTGCCGTGATTAAGGCTATTGTAGCCTTGAATTTATCAACAATGCTTTGTGTGTTGATGTACTGTGCGAAGTCGATATTCGATAAATAATCGGTAAAATCTTCAAAGCCAGTTTTTAAGTCGTTCCAAGAAAACTCATCGTACAATTTGTTTATCTCGACAAATAGCTTGTCAACAAACTTCGTAACGCTAGTCGCATCGAAAGTTCTGATGAAGTCAACTACGTCATCTTTTAATTCTGTGAAGAACTTCGCAAGCTCTGGACTTGCGTTGATAGCGTCACCGATAACTATTTTAAACCGCTCCCACTGCTCCGACAATGCACTGATTTTGTCGCCAGTATTATAGCCGGTTTCGCCGTACTGTTTCGTTGCTTCCGTGATTTTACCAAGCATTGTTGAAACAGTTTCGCCCTTGTCAATGATTAAGCCCATATCTGCGAGCGTAGTGAATCTGCCCTTTTGCAATGCTGTAATCATTCTATCAGCCATCGCCTCAAAGTCTTCGCCTGTGGCCTCTGTACGCCTTTTTACGAAAGTAAAAATTGTTTCTAACTCTTCAATGCCGAATCCCGCCGCTATACCTTTTGACGATAAGGCGATTGTATCGTTCATAGATATCACATTGTCTGTAACATCTTCTAGGATCCTCTTGACTGCCTCACCGTCAACACCCCAGCTCTTCGCAACGTTCGTGAACTGATTTTGCATTTCGCGAAAGTTTCCGCCGAGAACGGCTAAGTCAACAAGGCCGGTTAATGCACCTTTCGCCAAATCTGCGGCGGTAGATAAGCCGGCAAAAGCAATATCAGCAATGCCTTTCATTGCCGTCAAGCCCTTGCCGACTATGTTTAAAGCTGAATCCAGGCCTAGCAGTGTACTAGAATATTTGTCAACCGCGTTTAAAATAATATTTATAGTGCTTGAACCGGCCATTTATTTTTTCTCGCTTTCGTTTATTCTGTACGCTATTCTTAGCTTTAAATCTGTTAAGCCTCTGTTAATAACGGTTTGTACCGCCACACCGTCATTCTCTGCGATTGCAACGGCGAGCCTCAGGAATTCATTTTCCTGAAGCTCTGCAATCAGTTTTTTATTTCGTTATCCGTAATTGTGGGCGCGAAAGTCTCGTTGATAGCCGTAAGTAACTCTTGAAAGACAACGGGATTTTTTGACAATTTGCAAGCGTCGTTGTACGGCATTACTAAATACTCGGCTATGAGCGCTATTTGAAACTTATCGCCGTGTACCTGTCTTAACTCAATAAGCTTAGAAAAATCTACGGCGTACAGCGTGACAGAGCCGCCAAGAGATTTAATGTAAACCTCTTTCTTGTCTTCAACTGCGCCGCGCTTAACGATTTCTTCGATTGATAATATTTTGCCCTTTTTACCCATAAGAACCCCTTAAATTTCGTCTGAACGTGACGGCATATCACCGCAGGAACCAGACACGCTAATCTTGTTAAACGCCCCAACATCAACGCTTAAATCAGGTACGATTGTACCGACCGTCTGCATATAAAAGCCATTCGGCCATGTACACCTTATCCCGCAATGCCCTTCGCGTTTGTACACGTTGTCAAGTGCTTTTGTGTCGCTCGCAAGCTGTTCATAAGAAAAGGCCCACCCGCTGATGCTTGATGTACTGTACGAACCGCTGAAAGTCTCTTCTGTTTGCGAAGATGAAGAAGCCGTTATTTTAAAACTTTTTCCCGTTGGTATTTCAGACAGTACCGTATCTAGTGTGTACCCGGTGAACTTAACAGGGCGGGTTTTGTCGTCCGTATGACAAGCCAAAAGAGCGTCTGGAAGAATAACACCGCCGATATTCGGTAAGATGTGATAGTCTAATCCTGCGAATTCTCTATCAGTGACTTCAATGTCTGAGTCTACAACAATCGCCGAAGCGGTTCCAGAAAGCTGTACATAGCCAAGAAGAATATCAGTCGCCCCGATAAGAGGCTTTTCGCCCGCGTCTGCACCGTAAGTTGTTTCAAGACTGACTCCGTCCGCACCCTTAGTTATGCTAAGTACACCCGCCTTGCTTGTTAAAATAGCCACCCAAGCCTTATTGGAGCCGGTAGGACGCACATCGAATTCAAGAGTTGCTGCAGTCACAGGAACTTGAGCGCCGTCAACAAGAATAATTCCGCCGGACACATCAACCTTGTCTGCTACAGCGTTCGGCGTGATGTCGCAACCCGCTAATAGCCCGTCGATGTCGATTTTCGGCGCAACCTCGGGACGCATATTTATAAGCGTTTTGTTGGCGCCAAGTTTATAAACTCTATTTGTGTACAACTTGCCTTTGTACGTGTACGAAGCTTGAAGTGTCATCGCTGCGGAGGTTGATTTAACCCCATCGCTTGTGTTCATCAATATCTTAGCGTTTTTACCCGAAGTCGGAAAATTTGGAAATTGTGTACCCATTTTAAATTACCTTTCTGTCGATACTTTTATTTGTCTGAAACTGTGGAAATAGGGATAGTAGCACTTAATAGCAGTATTTCCCTCTTCCACAATCGAGATTTCTGCGGGCGTAGTCGCTGATTCGTCCGCGAATTTTTCTATCGCTGCAAAGACAAGAGCTTCGAGTTTTTCGATTGTTTTAAAACCCTTGTACAAACCGATTGTCGAATCTTCTGTTGTCGTGTCATCATCCAATATCGCACAACCGATGCCGATGTTTCGTACATCAACGCCGGGTTGCGAGTGCTCTACATCGTTCATGTACAACGCTATCAACGGCATATCATCACGGCTAGGGGGGTTATCGGGGTCAATTTCAAAGAAATATAAAGGTTGCTTTGCGAAGTTTGTATTACAAAATGTCGAAAGCGCCGTATCGCTTTTTATAGCTTTTAAAATTGCCTTGCATAAGTCGTAAGTAGTTGTATAAGCCATTTTCAGCCCCCAATCCGTTCTAAAAAGAATTGTTCAAACATCGCCGACGGATTGTACATAGCGTCTATTTTACTGATAACCGGCCTTGCAGGTCGCACCGGCCACCTTGTCAATGGTACCCCGATTGCGCTGGTGTAACGCATCATAGCGAAGAAGTTGTTGCCGTTGTTGTACCCGCTAAAGTCTAATCTTCCGGCCTCTTGCCAATTTGCGAACTTTTTATCCCAACCAAAACCGCGCTTTTCTGGTATCAAACCTATCTTAACCCACTGCCCGTCTTTTTCGTCAAGCTGATATTCCATCATCCGACCCAATCTCCTACCAGGTACTGTACGTCTTTTACCAGCAGATTCAAGGTCTGTTTTTTTGCCGTCAAACATTGAGGGGCGATTCCTTGCCGCCGTAGACTGTACAACAAGTCCGGTCAACGGATGCTTGCTTTGCGGCGCGAAATTGTTTTTGCCGTCTCTAAAAAATTGCTTGAGTTTTTTCGTTGTTTCAGAACCGGTCTTAGCAAGAGAGCGACGCAACGCACGAGCGAAAACATCCTGCGCGGGCTTTTTGTGCCCTCTGTTCACAAGCTGCATAGCAAGCGAAACGGCAAATTCGTCGGACCCGGTGATTTCTATATCGTGCGAAAGTGTCATGGTTTACTCTTTTCTTCTGACTCAACTTGAAGCGTCCAAGCTCCGAACTCAAGACTAACGCGGTTAAGTACCGTGTACGTCGCCGTGTCGGTTTCGATTTTGTCGTTTCGTTGTGGAAGGGCTATATCTTCAAAGCGTACAACTACGGTGCTGTAATCTGCACGTCCGTACTCCGTACCAACCTCCGCTTTGTTTTGTACGATACATTTAAGCCCGGTTGCTTTGTTTTTCGTTGCAAAGTCGGTATAACTGCAAGTTTCGGCGAACTCATCAGAATTAAAAAACACGGAAGTTAAATCAATATTCATTTGTGTTTTCAAGCTCATCGAAATACTCCCGTGTCTTTATTTGTGATTTTAACCAAGCCTGCTCGATAGTGTCCGATACTTCCGAGGCGGTACGATAAGGTTCACCCGCCCACAAGCTATATCCCCCGTAAAAAACGGGATCATAGAAGTCGAGCAAGCTGTGTTTTGTCATCTCAATTTAATTTTAACAGTTGTTGCCGCGCTGTTGGCCAACTCGACCACATTCCCTGCAATAGAAGCGATTTCAGCTGTTGTTGTTCCAGTGCCGATGGCAACAACCGAAGCCTTGCCCGAAGCTATAGATACGGGTGCACCAAGTGCGTACACCGAAGTCAGCGTTGCCGTTGCTTTCGGTATTTCGTACACTCCTGAAACATCAAGTACACAAACTGCACCGGTTTTGGCGTCGTCAAGAGCGATACCGCCGAAATTTGAGCCGAGAGTAACGTACTCCCCGGCGCTGATGTCGGCTTGAGCAATTATTTTAATTGTTTTTCCTTCGGAAATTTTGTTATCCATTTTTATTGTACCTTTCAAATTAAGTATGGGCGCTCTGTTAGAACGCCCGAAAATTTAATCACGCGCCGGTGTTACAGAACATTCCGCGATAATCAAGAGCTTTTGCAGCATAGTCAATGTACGCTAAATATGTACGTCCTAAGACGCTACCATCATTATCAATAGCTTCGATTGTCGGTGTGTCTTTCCCGTTCAAGAAAGCCACTTCTACTGTGTCAATGTTATCCGCAACCAAGAACCATTTCTTACCGGGGATATGCCCGCTGATAACGGGAACCAAGCCCATATTTTTGAACGGGTTAAAGTCTGCGTTACTTGCAGCACTGGCATCAGTTGTTGAGTTGCAGAGTATAGACGCGGGCACAAGATTTTCAAAACCACCGAGAATGTACCGACCCATCAAACTAAGAGCCATACCGCCGTCGCTCTTTTGGTTTCCGATAGCTGCCATCGCTGCAGAAAGTTTTGAACTGTCTACAATGCCTTTTGCATTACCTGCTTCTAAATTATCGTGGTCGGAATGGAATAGGTTTATGTTGTCGGCAAGTACTTCGTTGTCGAGAAGTACACCGTAAGCGGCGGCCTCAATCTGATTAGCAGCTCTTTGCCCGAACGCAAAAAATATTCTATTAAAAAGTCCTGCATCGTCGTTGATAAGTGCTTGTCGTGTGATAACAAGCTTGCGTGCATAAGTTTTAAGCGTTATTGATTCGCCTCTGTCGCCGATAACACCCTGTTGTACCTCTTCGCCAGATTCGTTAAGCAACATTTCGGGAGCGTCGCCCAAAGCTGCTCGTGACGCTGTTTTGAAGTCGGCCAACATTCCAGTTTTTGCCCAAATTCTGTAAGTTTGCTGTCCGGCTTGGTACCCCTGCATTACCGATTTGTTGGCAACATTCGCTAAGATGTTGGGGAAGTCTGATGTAGAAAGGGCACGCTTCATAATTTCTTCGCGGCCCATATAAGATGTGTCGACATTTGAAGCCCGCAAGCAGTTTCTAGCGATATTTTCAAAGCTCAAAGTTGAATAGTCTTTAGATCCGGGCGCGGGATTTGCAAGTTTAATACCGCTTCTAATCAATATTCCGTCGACTGCTGCAGCTCTTTTTTTCTCGATGTCTTCTGTACCGACTTCGACACGTGAAGCAGTTGACAAGGGTACAGTTCTAGCTTGAATTGCATCAAGAATAGCGTCTTGTACCTGTTCTACACTAGCGCCGGAGCGAATAAATTCAGCTGCTTTGTCGGCACAACCGTGCTTTGTGCAAAGCTCTGATATTTTAGCGCTTCTGATAGTGACCTCTTTGATACCGTCTTTTGCCGGATTTTCGGTTGTTACCGTACCTTCGGCGCGTTCTTTGATTTCTGCTGGCATTGATTTTTCCTCCGTTATTTTTTCTGCGGCATCACGCGCCGCGCGTTCACTAACCTGTACGTTTTCATTTCTTGCTTTTGCACCTGAATCGGCACCTATGGCAACTAGCGAGAACTCTTGTAATGCCCATTTTGTGGTTAAATATAATTCGCCGTTGTACTCTTTGCCGTTTTTAACAAAGCTTTCGCCCTCTGGTATGTACACGGTTTCTTCTTGTCTGTACCCAACTGAACCGCTGTCTAAATGCCCTTCACGGACTTTTAAAAGTGCTTCTTGTGCGTCTTTCGACTTAGAGAAGTACAGACGGCCAACAACTTTATCATCTTCAATTTTAAAGTCGCGTACAGAGCCTAAAATGTTTTTAACTGTACCCCTGTCGTGACTGTCAATAAGCGGGATCTGCTTATTGTCGGGTATAATGACGCCATCTGACATAATAATTTCATTGACTAAGCACCAGCGGGCGAAGTCAAATATCAAAGCCGGCTGTTCTGTTGATAGCGTGAATTCTACACTATCGTCAGCCTCTCTAAAGCTTTGCGGGGTGTACAAAATCTGTGCACGTGTAACAAAATTCTTAGTATCTGCCATTTTATTCTTCTCCGTTTTTAGTTAATTCAGGTTTCAATCCCGCCGCCGCAAATAGTTCATTCTCGTATTTTCGAGTCTGTACGACTTCTTCGATATCTCTGCCCTGCGTTTCGCAAAACTCTGTGAGCGTATTGACGCCCATTTCAATTTCTTCTTTAGCTGCTTTCGCGTCTTTCAACGGATCCACCCACTCGGTTTTCGGACGGCTCCAACTGCACTTTAAGAAGTGGTGCGGGTTCTCATCGTACCCCGGCATTGCAAGCGGGGGCTTCCCAAAACTTTGTTCAAATTCAATAAACCATCGGTAGATTTGAGAGTACAACTTTTCTTCAAAAATCGCAAAAGTGTACCGCATCATCGCTCGTTCAAAAAGTAACATCTGTCTTGTACCGCTGAAATTAGTTTGAGAACCGTCGTTTGATACTGCTTCGTAGCTCATACCTGCGCCAACACTGGCACTTCTAAGCTCTGCTCTCAAGAACGGTTCGTACTGTGCCGTGGGCGATTCGGGTTTAACCGATGTTATTTTTTCCCCCGGACGCATATAGTGTACACCGCCGGGCGTGACGTAGTCATATTCTCGGCTCTGCTCGTCCGTGCCCTCCGGCGTTGTACCGAAAAAGTCGTCGGGAAATTCCGTTTCGACAAAGATACCAAATCCTAAAGCTGTTCTTGCCAAGCTCATTGTATCAGAACGAAACTTGCCGATATTATGAAAGTTAAGTACACAAGAAACAAGCCTACTGATGCCGCCTACGCTTGATGCCCTGTCGCGGTCGTACAAATCTATTATTTCTGATGCCGGTACTCTGACGCTTTGTACGTCTTTTTCAGACGGGAAACGGCTTTTAATCCAGTAAGCTACCGGCTTGTTGTACTCGTCAAGCTCTTTCCCGCCAACAATCCTAACGTTCGTCGTGTCAGAATCCTTGTTTGTATCGAGCCTATCAATCTCAATCGGTTCAAGTAAGAGCTTGCCTTTTTTGACAATTCTGCGTACCAAAATTCCGCCATCGATGAAGAAAGTTGACGCACATAGCCGCTGGAGCTGGTACACACTATCGCCATTGGCACAAGCTGATAACGCCCACGGCTCCCAGCGTTTGAGAATTTCACTATTGAGTTTAACGTTAAAGTCAAAATTGCCTGAATTTTTGCCTTTTAATATCTTTGGACGTGGCCAGCTGCCTTCGCCGATAAGCCCGGCGGTAAAACGCCGTACCATTCCCGCAACGTGTGAATTGTCTCTAACAAGCTGTCTGACTCTGTCTGTGACAGTCTGCCAACTCTCCTGAATCTCTTGTGCACCTGATGTTTGACGTGCACTGAACTTTCGGTTAATACCGCTTGTTTTAGCGGCTTCGTATGCACGCAATATTTGATGATTTTTAACATAATCGCGGGCGGTCGAGGGGCTTATAAGTGCTATCGTCTTTGTAATTATCGATGTGATTGTGTCGTACATAGCCTTTAACCCCCCAACAGCGGCGATTTAACAAGACCGCCCGATGTACTCGTACACCTAGCTATTCTTGCTTCAATTCTAGCTATTTGAGTTTCTATATCGTCGAGATTAGCACGCGTAAGGCTCCTGCCCGCAACGCTGTACGATTGTGCCCCCGTTAATATCGCGTCTCGCGCGGCACGGTACATAGCTAAGTCGGCGTTAAGTTGTGTGAGATTTGCCATTTTTTTTAGTCCTTTTCTTTTTTATAACACGTTTTTCAGTTTTGTCAAAACTTTTTGTTGTTTTTACAGTTTCTTTCGTATTTTCGCAACAAACTGCTTTAAAAGTAGCACCGCAAAGGCTACACTGGCAATAGCGGACATCTCCGGACGTTGAAGTTACTTTTACATCGCCGACTCCACCGATGTACGTGCAAACAGGGCAAGCAGTCGCACCGCGAACATAATGTACTGGTTTGTCGAGCAAAGATAATATCTTACGCACAATAAGAAGCCTTTTGTTTGTCATTTTTAATTCTCCAAATACGGGTTCGGGCGCTGTTCTTGGCGCGGTCTTGGTGCCCTCGGTTTAACAACTTGCGACTTGATTTGTCGCTTGCGTTCAAGTGCTACGCCGCCCCAGAATTCGTTATCAGCGGCCGCCAAACACATAACCTCACAGTCGAGTAAGTGATTATCGCGTCGTACAACGTGCCACTTTGTACCGCCACCGCGCTCTCTGCGCTTTTCTTCTGCAGTGATTTGTTCAATTTCCCAATCGGGGACATCGTCGTACAACCACCAGCCGCCAGGCTGTTCCGGACTCTCTGCTGTACGCTCTATCTTGTAAAATAGTGTATCTTTTAGCAAATCCGTATTAAGCTGAATGATCCGCAAGCCGCCCGGGATAGGTTTCCCGCTCGGTGTACGCTCAATCGGCGAACCGATTTTAATCTTTGTTGCCATCGAATGCGAAGAGCCTTTTGAACCGAACACTTGTACGCCACTTCCGTGTGTACTTCTAATCCAGTTGTACGTCTCTTCCGTCTTACTGATTGCCGATTCCTGCGATTTTGTACCGCCAATATCAATTAAACAACGCCATACTTTCCGACCGTTGTACAGCTTGTTTAAGATGATTTCATCGACTTCTTCTATCGTCTGCAGATAGCCACCATCGATAGCATAGCTTGAATTGTCCGAGGTTATCGCCCGCACTCTGTACCAGAATCCTACCATCTGTACGTCAACACCGGCTACAATAGCGACTACGTCAGGGGGTAGCTCGCCTTTTCTGTGCGGAGAACGACATCTAGCAACCTTGCCTTGTATGTCGTCTTGGCCTGATGATATGCGGGGTACCCACGGTTCGCCGAAAGTGCTATTAACGATGTTCTGCAGCTTTTCCAAGTCGTTTCTTGCGTCCAAAAACCTGCTAACAATGGTTGCCATATTTCCGCCCTTAAAAAGTGAATTCAGGCGGTGAAGTTGTACACCGACGACACTGTAGCGCTGTTTGTCTGTGCGCGGCAACATTTCGCCCAAGCCGATTGCCTCTTGTCGTTGCAGCTCTGTCATTAAGCCGTTACACGATGCACACTTGAACCTTGCAGAATCTTCCACGTCTTCTTTTGATGCAGTGTTGCCGCCTTTCCAAATAATATTTGTGAATGTCATTGGCTGAAATGTGCCGCAAAAGGGGCAGGGTACGCAAAAGTCAAAAATCACGTCGGCAGAATTAAGCCGCTTTGTAATCTGCCCGTCATCAAGCGTCGGTGTAGAGAGCAGTACAAACTTGCTGTCTCCGAAAGTCTCTAAACGTTCTTCAATTCTATCGAGCGTGTCGCCTTCGTCCTTTATCATAGTGTACCCAGGCTTGTTAATCTCGTCGCAAAAAACACGCTTAAAACTCGTCGATGCGGTCTGTGATATTGACGAACCCCAGCCGACAGCCAAATAAAAACCGTTTGTTAGCTGGATCTCAAATTTATTAACGTCTTGCTGCTTGTTTGCTGCTTTTTTTCTTTTAGTTAAGCCGAGCTGCTTAAATGCCGGTTCTAAACGCAACCGCATTATTTTTTTCGCTGTTTCTTGGTCTGCCAAAAAAAAGCCGGTCGGCGATGGGTCGTTTACTGCAATCCACAAAATACAGTCTACAACCCAGTCTGTAAGTCCTATCTGTGCGGGTTTTTGCACAACAATCGTTTTAATCGTGTCGTCAATAAAAAAATCGTACAATCTTTTTATGTACGGTGTACGCGATATTTTCTTTAACCCCGTGACTGCGCTTGAGTTCTTTGATAAAAAACGATTATTCTCGACCCAGTTTATGATATCTAAATCGGGCGGTTTAAGTGCTTGTATAGCACTTTCGGGTAAATATTTCATTGTAAGCTTCTCCCGTTCCAGTACAATCGTTTCTTCAACTTGCGGTACGCCCCAAAGATTTATTTCTCTCATTTACTCTTTTTCCTCACCGTTTTTTTCGGTTTTTGTACCGGTTTTTTGGGCTTTTGTACCGGTTTTTTCTCTTTAAGCGGTGCTCTATCGTCTATAAACGCAGCGTTTCGGCAAAACGATTCAAGCGTTTCTATTAACTCCGCTTTTAACGCCATTCTGTGCTTGTCATCGTTCGGAAACAGCCGCGAAGGCATATTGAGCAGCGTGTTTCTTAAGTCCGTACAAGCTGTCGTGATTATCATCTCGGCGTCTTGTCTATGTACAAGTTTGCCCTCTAACTCGGCCAATTTAATTTCTTCTTGTCTCGCTTTTGCGATTATCAAGCGCCTTTTCCACTCGCTTATTTCAACGGTCGCAGAAGACGCCCGGTGTATCGTACTAAGCCACCAATCCAGCACGTCTTTCATATTGTACAAGCCTTTAGACAGCTTTGGCAAGCCCATTCGCACCCATTCAGCTATCGACTTTCTTGTACGTCCGAATATCGCGCATAAGTCAGACGTTGTCACGTGTACAACACCGGTTACGGGTTCTGTACTGCTGTCTGCGTAACGCTCTTCTAGCAGTGCTGATAAGCTCCGCAACTTTCTGTTTTCGTAAGCATTGAGCTCGCTCTTTCGTGATATTAAATCGCTGTACAACAAAAAGTCGGCTCGGTCGGCTTTGCTGAGTTCTTTATCTTCGAGCTGTTCTTTTACAAACTCGTTAAGTTTTTTTGCTGTTATTTTCTTCATATGTTCACTCCCGGCGTGTTACTCATATTTTTTGAAGTCCGTGTTGGTGAAATAAGGAGGCTTCGCCCAACCCTTGTTAGAGCGGATTTCAGACAGTACCTAAAAGATAGTATTGCTTGTATAGCGGATTACAGCCGCTCCCTTTTGTGCAATTACCCCGCCCACTCCAGTAGCGGAACAGGCGGGATACCGTGTCAATTCTCTGCTAACTCAACCCAGCTTTCTGCTTCTCGTATTGAAGTGCTGAGCAGCTTATAGAGCCGCGTGTAATTGCGCTTAGATACCACCCCCCCCGTGCTTTTAAGCTCTGTAAGCTCAATTATGTACCCGGCTGTACCGTTAGTTCTTACTTTCGCTATTCTGTTCCCCTTGCTTACAACACTCAATAATTCTACCATAATTTCTCCTTTTCATTTAAACGCCCGCCTTGCGTTTTGTTTTAGTTTCTTGATACATTTTACCTACTTGCAAGTTTCAATTCAACCTTGCCCCGTTTCCTCACGAAATTTAACTATTTTCTGTGCTC